TTAACTCTTATAAATCCATCCATATTTTTATCCTTATCTTAAAACTTATTTTAATTTTTATAACTTATAAAATGAGCAACACTAACTCTTGTTCCATCTCCTTGAATAGGCATAGCCTTATGTGTAACGCATCCTGGAAATATAATTGCTCTATTTTCTTTAAATTCTATTTCTTTATCAATCTCTTTAAAGTAAACTCCTCCTCCTTTAAACTTTCCTATATTTAATAAAACTAAAACAGTATATAATGTTCTATCTTCATGACTATCATAATATTGATTATTATCATAATAATTTAATAATATAGAATCTAAATTTGATTTTCTAATATGTTTATAGTTAATATTATATTCAATAAGTTTATCTAAATAACTATTTGTAAAAACCTTTTGATTATAAACTATTATAGGAGATTGTCTTGGATCAGTATAATAATCATATAATAATACTCCTGAACCTGTTTTTACTTTATTAGTTTTATTATTATCTGTAGCTGCATTTGTTAAAGAAGCTTCTTGTTTAAATTTATATAAATCTTTAATTTCTTTATTTACTTCTTGTAATTCATTAGTATTATAAAACTCATCTATAATAGCTAAATCTATATTATCTTTTTTAAATATACTAAGTATCATTTAAAGTAAGGTCCTACTAACCATGTAACACAACTATATCTTATTCCTTTTGTAACAGGCTCAACACCATGTACCATATAACTAGGAAATACTAATATGGTTCCTTTTTCTTGATGAGGATAATAAGGAGTTCCCTCTGGATTAAGAAAAAACTTTCCGCCTTCATAATCATCATTAAGAAAAGCTAATACTGTAAGTTTTCTTGTTTCATCACTATGTGCATGATAAGTATCTATGTGAGGATCATAATGTCCATTTGGTTTGTATATTAAAAACTCAGTTTGATTAGAATGAGTAATATTATATTTCCACCAATAGTGATTTGCATTTAATCCTGTAGCAGTTAATGCAGATCCTATACCTTGATTTTGAGGAAGTATAACACGCTCAACATCACGAACAGATCTATCTACTTTCTTTCCGTCATTTCCTATAATTGGAGGTTCTTTAGCTATACTATCTTGTGTATAAGCTGTTACAACATTATCACAAAAAGAATCACTTAAATGTTTTGGAAAAAAAGCACAATCAGTTAAGCGTTGACTTACAGTATCCATTTACACCTTTATCTTAGTATGTTACTTATCTATTATAGTATATTATATATATTATGGCAAGGGTGGATATATTACATTATTTGGAAAGCCATCTTGCGTTGTGATATCTCTTAATGCTTGACGATAAGCAGTTTGTTCAGGGGTCATTACATGATCAGTTAATGCCCACCAATCAGTATCTGCAAGCAATTTATTTCTAGTCTCTCTTACTCTATTTGCAATTAAAGCAGAATCACTTTGTATAGATTTACCAGAAACAACTCCATCAATAATAACATCACCTATAGCAGCTTCTTCTCCTAAATAAACTGCATTAAAAAGTTTTGCATCTTCATCATTACTAATTTCAATTACATTAGTAACTACATTATTTTCTATTATACAATATCTCATTAGATTGGACTCCATTCAATAACAACAACAATTCCTCCATATCCTGTTATAGTAGTAGCAGGACCTGAAGCTCTTATAGCATTATAACCTAACCCAACAGTACCTGAACTTGCTACTTGTCCTGGTACTACTTCAACATAAGTTTGATTATTATATGCAGAGGCTGGATGTGAATAGCCTCTTCCTCCAAGTTGTCCTCCAGTAGCTAGAACATTATTAGTACCACTATTATTACATCCTGCTCCACCACCTCCTGTTGCTGTAGTAATAGCAGGAACATTGATTGCTCCATTTCCTCCTGCTCCACCTACGTTGTTTACAGCAGCAGCTCCTCCATTAGCAACTACAATATTACCAAATTTAGACTGCCCACCTGCATTTCCATTAGTACTATTTAAAGTGTTACCAGGGTTATTATATGTAAGAGTACCTCCTGCTCCTACAGTAATGGCTTGTGTATTACCTGATTGAGCTATATTAAAGGTAGCAGATCCCATACCACCTCCACCTCCTCCACCCATGTTTTGGTTGTTTAAGTTAATACCTACAGCACATGCCATACCACCACCACCAATAGCTATAACACTTACTAATTCAGTATTAGGCTGTTTAGTCCATGTAGATGAATTACCATAAGAAGTTACTCTATTGATAATATAACCACCTCCTCCTGCATCTGCCCAAGAGAATGTACCATCACCATCAGAAGTTAAAGCTTGTCCTGCTGTACCATTACCTGAAACATCAAGTTCAGAAGCTCCTACAGCATTCGCTGCAATATTTGTTGCAGTAATAGTATCTGTTGCAATATCTGTACCTGTAATAGTACCATTAGCAATCTTAGCAGAAGTAACTGAATTATCTGCTAGTTTAGCTTCCGTTACTGCAAGGTTATCAATATCTGCTGTAGCAACTGTATTTTTAGATGCCAGTGCTCCGTCTGCAGAATTGACGTATGCTTTAATTTGTGATCCAGTAACTTTTTTACTGGTACCTGCTTCGTTTATTTCAAACTCATTAGCATCTGCTGCTGCTGATGCTGCTGTTAAGTCTGATATTTTAATGTTTGCCATCTTTTAATAACTCCTTTTCCAAGCTCCGTTAGTGTGTTTATAAATTCTAATATTACCAGTCCATGCTCCATTCCATTTAACATAGGGAAGCATATCTCTCCAAGTACCTACCTCTTTATAGTAAGGTTCAGATGAGAATAATGTTTTATCACCATCACCAATTAAAGTAGCTGCTATAATATTACCTTCAGCCTGTATACTTGTTCTTACATCAGTACCATTTTCAAGAACTCTTGAATCACCTGCTTCGGTAATTCTAAATACTTCGGTACTTCCTCCTTCAACAACTCCAAATCTACTTCTTAGAGAAGTACTTGCTAAGGATCCTGCTGATGATAAAGCTGATACTCCGTATCGTATTCTAATACCATCAGAAGTTGTAGTACCTGTAGCATTTAAAGCAGAACTTGCTAACTGTGTAATTAAAGGTAGTGCTGCTACGCTACCTGTTGCATTAACTGCTGCTACTCCAAATAAGACACCTACTCCTGCATTCAGCATGGAGCCTTGTGTACTTAAACTTGCATCTGCATGTGTGGTTAAAGAACCTACACTAGCTACACTCCCTGAAGCTGATAGGGAAACCTCTCCCTCATTAAAACCTTCAGTAGACCGAGAGAGACCATCTTCAGTGATCCGAAAATCACTGACCTCCGTTATTCGATAGCCTTCTGCCATTTAAGTTCCCTTACGCTATTGTAAGGTCAATGTTGCCAGTGTTAAACTGTAATGTATCTCCATCAGCAATCGTTTTAGATGCTGTCATAGAACCATGCCATAATAGGTTGCCTGATGTTGAAGCATCATAAATACCTATGTGAGAAATTGTTCCCCAGTCGCCTCCACTTGCAGTAAAAGTTACGTTAGCATTGTTAGATGTTGTGCCACCTGTACCTGATGCTGCATCTACTGTTAATGCTTGACGTGAATAACCATTACCTGAAATTTCATTTGCACCATCGTCTGCATCGTTAGGTGATCCTGTATGTAATGATACATACCATGCTGTTGGTCTTGTAGCAGAACCAGTGGTCATTAACCAGTTGAGCACCAGATTCTCTGCGTAGTCTGATAAAGCTGCCATTGTTTACTTCTCCTCTTAATTAAGTTATTTTAAACCAAATATCACCATCACTACCTCCTGAAGGTGAAGCTGTGCTAACAGTAACACTCTGGGTGATACTGGTATAATTGTTGTAGACTGTTTGCATCGCTGATAAGTAATCTACACCATTAACTGTTAATGCTGTTGTTTGTAAACCATTTACATTATTAATATTAAATCCGTTCATATCTAAATCATTTTGCATCTGGTTAGGTTCTCCAGATAAATTATTTCGATATAAAACTCTATTATTAAATTCGTCTTCGATTGCATTAAACGAAGCATTTAATGCTGTGGTACTAGCGTAACCTGATGCTATGTCACTGATTGTAATTTTAGCCATTACGTTTCCTCTTTGCCTCTTTTGTTAAATTAGTTTTAGCAGAAACAACTCT